TACAGGTGCATTAGGATTACCTTTCCCTGTATTTATTTCAGCAATAGATGCAAACTTTTTACCACCATCTACTAGAATACCTAATAGGTTTAATAAAGTACCACTAGGTTCTTTAAAGGGTAACGGTTGGATAGATTCTCTCAATGATCCACCTGGAGCATCTACATCTCTAAACTCACCAGGTTGGATTGGGGTATCTTCATCTCTAATTCTTATACCACGAGTTTTAAAACCAGCAGGTAAATTAGCTAGTGTACCAGCATCAATAAGCTGTCTTAATATTGAAGTAGAGGCTTTGGATAAACCACCTATCATGTGTGTTAAGCCAAACCCATAGAATCCTAAACCAGGAAGAAATTTAAAGTGAACAAAGTATTGTATTTTGTTTTTTAAAGGATCTTCTTCATTAAAGTTCCTACGAATAGATAGTATTTCTGTAGAGTTAGCATCAATGGTTACTATGTAAGGCAGTTTAACTCCTGTCATTTCACCAGACTCATCCATGTCCTCAAAGCCATCTAATTCTAAATTACAATGCACTTCATAAAGAACTGATACTTCACCATCATCATAGCTAGGCTCCATACCTGATAACTTATCTATTTCTTCTTTTACATCAGATGATGTTGTAGCGTCATCGCCAAAGTCTATATCTACCTTACGGTAAAAACCAAGAGCTTGGAGTTTTCTAACTTCATTCTCTGGCATCTTGACTACATTTGTAATTCTAGGACAGGACTCTAAATCGGTTGTGTAGTAAGGCACGATTAAATCTTCAGGAGCTACAAACTTAGATACAGCTCTACCTAAAGTTTCATCGTAGTAAACCTTTTTAAACGCAGAACCTGCTAAAGGAAGATAGAACAACATTTGGTCTAGCTCCTCATCAAACTCCTCCATAACATGAGTAATCTGATAGTTCATAAAGTCTTTGACTCTTTGTGCTTGTTCTTCTACACCACTATCGTATGCACCTACAACTTGTGTTTTAACGGGTCCACCAGATGGTAATAATTCTTTGTATGCTTGGGCTTGGAAGGTTGTTACTGCTTCACCCAATAATGGATGTATGACTCCAGAAGCACCTTCAAAAGGTTCGGATCTTTCATCGTCAAACTTCATGCCTAGGTATTTAAGACCATCGGTATAAGTTCTTTCCCAATCTTCACGAGAAGATTTGTCTTTTTCTATGCCATCTATAAGCTCATTAGCAATTCTACCTAAATCACTATTGTCTAAAGACTCAGCTAGGTTTTCATTAAACCCAGTATCTATAGGAGCACCTTGCATACTTGATTCAAGTATTGCACTGCCGTCATCCTGCATAACAAAGTCTTCCATACCAGCTTCTTCAATCGCAGCTAGTGCTACTTCCATTCCCTCATCACCAAGAGACATTTGATTTTCTTCGTTGAGAACTGTTGGATTAATATCTTTTTCTATTGCCATTAGTAATATACCCTTCTAACTGGTGCTTTTTCTTGATCTGAGTAATCATCGTCAAGAGAAACTAAACCGCCCTCTCTAAATCTCATTAGGGCTTGGGTCATAGTATCACACAAATCGTCATTTTTACCAAAAGGAAAAGCTGCACACTCTTCTATCATTTCTTCTGCAAATTTCTTTTCAGGTGCATAGACTAACTCTGATTCAAATATAGGAGCAACCGAGTGCATTCTTGTTGATTTATCGTGTCCTCTAGTTGGAGAGTAGTTGACAACAGGTATGCCTAGCCTTCTAAGTTCGTGTGTAAGTGGCGTACCAGAAGCTTTAGCTTCAATCAATGTCATATCTGGCTCCCAGTATTTATATTCGTTATAAGCTATGCGTTTAAGCTCTGGGAAGTCCCAGCGACCCTTTTGAGCATCAAGCAGAATAATACAATCGGGTGAATCAGGCGTAGGTCTAAAAATACCCCAAGTGGATATAGCTGAGTAGTCAGCGTTTTCTTTTTTAGAAAAAGCAGTATCGTAGCTTTGTATAATATAACTTACAGGTGGCAGTGAGTCGCCTTCCCATATATTCCACCATTCACGTTTTACAATAGAGCCTTCTTCTGAGGTTGGAGTCTGCATCCACTGTGCATTCCATTTTTGTACTGGCAGTGATGCTTTGACCTTTTCTAGCTCAGATATTTCCCAGAACTCAGGCCATAAGGCATTGTTAGTATCCGGGAAGATAGCAGGGAACTCTACTATTTCCCATTGGTCAGCAGCAGATTCTTTTTGTGCGTCTAATAGCTTCGCAGTTAGATCTATAGAACTCCACCTAGTCATAACCAATATGATAGCTCCTCCTGGTTGTAAACGCTGTCTAGGTCCAGAGGTATACCATTCCCAACAAGATTCCAAAGCACTAGGACTAAGAGCATCTTGTTCTGAATGTGGATCATCAATTATCAATAGATCCGCACCACGACCTGTAATAGCACCACCGACACCAGCAGCGAAGTATTCTCCACCTTTGTCAGTTTCCCAACGACCAGCAGACTTAGAATCAGCTTTGAGCTCTACCTCATCAAATATCCTCTTGTATTCGTCAGTATCCATCATGTTTCTAACCTTACGACCAAATCGTACAGCAAGTTCGCCTGTGTGAGTCGTCTGCATAATTTTACGCTTGGGTTGTTTGCCCATGATCCACGCAGGGAAATAGGTAGAACAGAACTCAGACTTGGTATGTCTGGGTGGCATATTAACAATGAGTCGGTTAATCTTACCGTTGGCTACGTCTTCTAGCTTTTGGGCAAAGATTTTATGGTGTCTACCACAAATAAACTCAGGCCACATATATTCAACGTACTTTAGAAAACTATCTTGGCATTGCTTTTGATTCTTTAATAACTCAAGGCGTTCTTTGAGAACTAAGGTTTCTTTTATTTCATGGTCAGATAAATGGGCTAGGTTCATAGATCAGCTAACATCCTGTCTATTTCTACAGGTCCACCGTCTTTGAAAGCATTAATTCCTTGTTCTTCAATAGCTTTCTTAAGATCGTCAGTAAATTTAAGATAAGTACCATCGTATTCGGTGTTAGTGCCTGTAATACGAGTGGTCAATTCTTTCTTTTTATTACCTAAACCAAGCTCATTTAGGATTTTTTGTATTTCTTTTTCGCCTCTGTCGTATTTTTCTAAAACACGTCTTCCTTCTTTAGTATCAGGATTTGCACCTTCTTTAATAGCTTGCCTATTTCCTATGTGCACTCCATCAGCACCAGACTTATATGCCTCTAAAACATTTGCCCTTACAGGTAATACCATTTCATTTGTCGTGCTTGTGCCAAAATAAGGATCAATTTTGTATTTACCTGAACCAAAGTCATTTACTTTTGGTATGACAGCTTTTTTAAGTATTGTTACTCCATTTTTAAAATCAGCAAATCCCCCAGGGCTTTTTGATATGTCTTCAAAGTAAGCTTTAGACAAAGCTTCAGGATTATTTGGTACATCAATGTATGTTTGTTTACCGTCTTTCATGGTATAAAAAATATCTTCAGTAGTTTTATCTAAAGATTCAGTAAAAGGTCGACCAGTATATTTTTGCATGTCTTCTGGATTGAGCTTAAATTGTAGTCCAGGTACAGGTAATTCATAAACATCTTCCAAAACTCTTGCTATTAAATTAGCGTTACCACTTTTACTAGGATTAGTAGCTAAAAATGGGTTAAGTTCTTCAGTAAGTTTATTGTATTGTAGTAATTTTTTAGTAATAGCTGCTTGAGTTTTAGGATTTATAAAGTTATCACTACGACCTACCTCTTTAGCAAAGTCTGATTGGACTCTGAATATATCAACAAAAGTATCGTTTTCACTAACACCAAGCTCTTGCAATGCTTCTCCTATCTCTTGGAACTGTCTGCTATCATCTACGCCAATAGCATTATTTAATCTTTCTACAGGCTTATTAGTGCCAATACCATCCATAACATAAGCTTTATTACCAGATATTGTTTGTGCAGTATTATCCAAAACATCATCGGCATTAGGATTTACCATTTCTAAGTTACTTAAATGCATTTTTCGTGTTCTTTGTTCGCCTGCCCCTCTAACAAAATATGCTTTTTGTCTTTGTGATCTCTTTACCGCATCATTTACAAAAGAAATATCTGGATCTTGTAGTTGTCCAGCAGGTACATTACGAACTTGTAAGGCATCCATTTGTTGATCCTGCATGAAACTATCTAGACCTTGTTTGGATATTTTGTTATTTTCTTTTTTTGCTACTTCTTTTGCAAACTTAGGATGTATTTCATTAAGTTCGTCTAAAACATTCAGTATTCTGAGCTCACCAAGTGGTATTTCATTGTTGGGGTTGGTCAATGTTTTTATCCAATCTTGTGGACTTAATTCATTTATTTCTGGATCTATCTTTTTGTAATGTCCGTGTAAGAACTTTCTAGCTTTAGATTGTAAGGGTAGGTAGTCTTGTGTAGTTTTATAAGCTAAATCTTTTGCTGGTTTAGTATTAAAAGGCAATACTTCAGGCAATTCTACTTCTTCGGTAATCTTAGGCGGTGCTAGTTGCGCTGGCTCCCTTGTCGGGGGTTTTTCAGGGGATGGAGCCTCTGCTAATTTAGGAGCAGACTTTGTTACACCTCTAGCACCTCTAAGAAATCGAAATAATGGTATTAAACTTATACCAGATAAAGCAGCTAAACCAGTATTGCCTGCTGCACCAAGGTAATCTTTGTCTTCTATGTTAGTTTTAGCCCTAGAGCCAAACTCACCTATTTCATAAGCAGCAAGTGCATCACCGACACCTGGAGCAATACTAACGGCTATTTGGTCTACAACAGGTAGTTCTTCAAAAGTACGGTAAGCATCACGGATATTACCATCAGCTATCTTGGAGCTTAAGTCTGAAAGTATTTCCTTTCTTGCAGCCATGACTGGCTAGATGGATATAGAGTCTAGTATTCTAGATATGTCGTCTTGTATTGGTTGTGGTCTTTGTGAGCCCATTGGACTTGTAGCAATTTGTGCATTTGCTCTTTGACCTTGTATGCCAATCTTTTGCTGTTGTAATTGGTCAATTTGGTTAGCAACCTCTTGAGCTCTACCAAACTCTTGTGCCTCTACAAGCATATTGTAAGATTTCATAAGATTTTGTATGTCTGCTTCAATGCTAAAAACTTGATCTCTTTCTTGCATCCTAGGTTCATTGTCAGACATGGTTCTACCAGACTCGCCTAACATTTGTTGCATATTCATCATATACCAAACATCTCCCTAGCCATCTGTAGTTCTTCCATAGTAATACCTACTTGTTCTAAGAAAGCTTCAATTTCTTCTTCAGATGAACCTTGATTTACCATTTGTTGTAAAATTTTAATAATTTGTGTGAGGGCTTGTTTAGCCTCTTCTTGGTCTGAACCAGAAATTTGATCCATCTCTTGTTGTAATTCGCCAGGTAATTCTTGGGGGGCAGGAGTCCCTTGCATCATTGGTTGTGGTTGCATACCACTCATTTGGTCAGGCATCATAACTGGGTCTACCTGCATACCCATCATTTCTTCGTCCATGTACAGTCCTGTAGTTAAAATCCGATTGTATCAGAATTTTGCTAAAAATTACTAGCATTGTGTTAAATATATGTTTTGAGTGTGTTTGTTATTAACCTTGTGTGTGTATACTATTGCCCTGCACTTTTTGTGTCCCCCCCCTTCTTCAGACGCCGTTACCGACCGATTATTGTGTCCTGCTGGGACTCCGAACATAAAAAAAGGGAGCGTATTGCTCCCTTAATCCTCCGACTATTTGTTATTTTAGATATGTTTCTTGTTCTATAAACTCAACTACCTTATTTCTAAGAAGTAGAATAGTCATATATTGTGGGTGTTCAATGTCAATCTTACTTACTCCGTACTTTTCCAAAAGATTATAGAAATCATCTTGAAAGTTTATGAAGTCATTGTCTTGCATTTCTTTTGCACTCATTAGTTCAACTCCAAAGGAACTACATTGTCAGGTTGTTGCTCTTGGGCTAACTCCCTCATCTCAGCATGAACTCCACCTGCTTGGATGATGTGCATACCATTAATGATTAGACTTTGACAGTCAGTCTCTATGGCTTTGCCAACGACTCTTTCGCCAGTCTCATCATATAAGTTTATTTCTATCTTCATAATAACCTCCTATTGGTTTTGTTTAAAAGATAAGATAAGCATAATTGATTGTCTACATTTTGTCTACTCTTTTCTTAAATTCTTTTCCTTTATTTAATTCATAGATAAATAGACCTTT